AAAAAGATTACTGAGCATGAAAATTTAGGTAAGGTTAGGGAAGCAGGAATACGAATAGAGTTGTGGGGGTTTTACAAAGAAGGAAGAAAATGGGAAGTTAAAGTGGAGGATTTATCTTGAAACTAGATGAGCTAAAGCATTTGTTAGAGTTGTGGGTACGCTATATGAGAAGTGATAGGGCAGAGATAGAGGAGTTGGGTTATCCAAAGAAATCTGCATTTTTAGCAACTGGCGGTGAATCTACCAATGATGCTTTTGAACAAATGTTCCACGCATCAGAGATGAAGAAGGTAGAAGTATTAAATGCTGTTATCCATTCGCTAGACCCAGAACAGGTAAAAGCAATCTATCATTTCCATCTTAAAGCCAACCCACCTATGTACGTAGAGTTAAAATATCAACACGCTATTGATAATTTATTAACTATTGTTGGTAGAAGACTTGACTAATTTATAAAAAAGAGTATAATTATGGGTGGGAAGGTATGTCTAGAATATCCTTCTATTCATCTTTAAAGGCCGGTCTCTCTCAACTGGCCTTTATCTTTTCAAGGATACAAAATGCCACTTAAAAAAGGTAAATCACAAAAGACAGTATCAAAGAATATTAGTATGCTTGTCGGTGAGGGTAAGCCACAAAAACAAGCTATAGCAATCGCACTATCAAAAGCTAGTAAATCTAAAAAGAAAAGGAAATGATATGTACGGCAAAAAACCAATGAAAAAAGCTACAAAGAAAAAACCAATGAAGAAGAAATACTAATGGCTAAAGGAGTACCACACTATTTACCTAGCGGTAGATTATATACAGGTAAAACCCATAAACACAATGGCAGACTAATGTCTGGTGCTACACATACAGCTAGCAGTAAATATTTAACACACAGAAAACCGAAGGCAAAATAATATGGCAAAGGCTGGTCTCTATGAAAATATCAGAAGAAAACGTGCAAGAATCAAAGCAGGAAGCGGAGAAACTATGCGCAAACCAGGAACAAAAGGCGCACCCACAGCCAAAGCCTTTAAGCAAGCAGCGAAAACTGCAAAGCCTGTTAAAAGACGTGGGTGATTGTGTATGAAGAAAGATAGTAGATTATCTAGAGTTGGTGTATCAGGTTATAACAAACCTAAACGCACACCTAGCCATCCTACTAAATCTCATGTGGTCGTTGCTAAAGACGGAGACCAGGTGAAAACAATACGCTTTGGTCAACAAGGTGTAACCGGTGATAGAAAGATGACAGATAGAGCTAAGTCATTTAAAGCACGTCATGGTAAGAATATAGCAAAAGGAAAAATGTCAGCTGCCTATTGGGCAAACAAAGTGAAGTGGTAGAAAGTCCATGCACTTATGAGTGCCACGTTATAGATGATGAATGTATCAGTTGTAAAAGAACAGTATCAGAAGTTATGAACTGGACAAAGTTGACCGATGAGCAAAGAAAAGAGATAATGGATAGATGCTCACAACAGAAAAGATTAACATATTCGTAGGATACGATGGTGTAGTAGAACCTGTAGCTTATCATGTGTTTTGCCAAAGTGTCATAGAGAAAGCAACCATACCAGTTAGCTTTACTCCACTTGCTCTAAATACATTAAAAGGTTATACAGAAACACACAAAGACGGAAGCAACGCATTTATTTACAGTAGGTTCTTAGTACCATACCTCTGTGATTATAAAGGTTACGCTATCTTTGTTGATGGCGATATGCTTTGTCGTGCAGACATAAAAGAGTTAATGGATATTATAGACCCATTGGCGGCAGTCTCAGTCGTAAAACACGACTACAAAACAAAATACCCGACTAAATACCTAGGTTATAAGAACGAAGATTATCCTAGAAAGAATTGGTCGAGTGTCATGGTATGGAACTGTGGACACTTTAAAAACAAACAACTCACACCTGAAATGATAATGAATTCTACAGGTGCAGAATTACACCGATTAACATGGCTAGATAATGAGTTTATAGACTTAATTGGTGAGATACCCAAAGAATGGAACTGGTTAGTAGGGGAATATGATTACAACCCAGATGCTAAGTTAGTTCACTTTACAATAGGCACACCATGTTTTACAGACTATAGTCGTTGTGACTATGCAGAAGAATGGGCATTTACTTTAGACAATCTATTAATACCAATGGACATATAAAATGGCAGACGAATTAAGAGGATATATTCCTATAACAGAGGATGAAAAGCTGTTAGCAGAATACTATGCTCAATTTGAAAATCCATTACTTGGCGCTAATGTTACTGCAAAACAAAATACTCCCATTGGATTATTAACAGGAACTGTTGGTGGTAATTACGATGTAATGCCAAATGTAGTTAATCCATATGCAGAAGCAAATTTATATGGTGATGGTTATAATGTAAGAGCAGCAATGGATGATTATGTAAAAACATTATCAGCAGGAACAGGTAATGGTTATATAAATGCTTTTGGTGAGGTTGTAAGAGGTAAAGATAATTCTGATTTTGATAGCACATCTTATGGTGGAAACGTAGGAAATGTATCAGGAAGAATTACACAAACACCATATGATATAATTAAATCATTAGGTTATAATACGCCAACATTCAATGCAAATGTTACACAAGATATGTCAGGCACATCTGTAGAAGCTAATAAAATATTAAATATGCTAGGTGGACAAGGATTATTAGGCGCATATAAAAACCCATATGATGAAGGTATTAAATTTATGTGGGAAAGAGAATTTTAATCAACCAACCTATATGGAGTTGAAGTGCAAATAGAGCAAAAATTAATAAGTGATTTAATCCCTTATGCAAATAACGCTAGAACACATAGCGATGAACAAGTTACGCAAATAGCATCTAGTATTAAAGAGTTTGGATTTAATAACCCAATACTAATAGACAAAGACAATGGCATCATTGCTGGTCATGGTCGTTTAGAAGCAGCTAAAAAGTTAGGATACACAGAAGTTCCTACTATTAAGTTAGAACATCTTACAGACACACAACGTAAAGCATTTATTTTAGCTGATAATCGTATTGCACTGAACAGTGGTTGGGATACAACGTTACTCTCATTAGAGTTAAAAGAATTAGATACAGAGTTAGACCTTACATCGTTAGGTTTTGATGCTAAAGAGATAGCAGCATTATTAGCACCAGAACAAGTAGAAGGTAATACAGACGAAGATAGCGTACCAGATGTACCAGAAGAACCTATAACTAAACCAGGCGATATATATAAGCTAGGCAATCATAGGTTAATGTGCGGTGATAGCACAAGTATAGATGATGTTGATAAATTAATGCAAGGAATATATCCTGATTTAATACACACCGACCCTCCATACGGAATGAACGCAGTATCAAAATCAGGTGTATTAAGTAAGAATTATAAAACAGATATAATTGGTGACGATAATCCTGACATTGCTAAAGACGCATTTAATTTAATATATGGATTATATCCTGATGCAAAACAAATATGGTGGGGTGCAAATTATTATTCATCTGTATTACCTGACAGCGAATGTTGGTTAGTATGGGATAAAAATAATGGTGAATCAGACCAAACAGATTGTGAATTAGCATGGGCAAACTTTAGAAGCGTTGTCAGACAATTTACCAAAGCATCAGAAAAAACTAATCGTGTACATCCAACACAAAAACCAGTAGCATTAATGGAATGGATAATTAAACGATTTAATTTAACATCAAAAACTATTGCAGATTATTTTGGTGGTTCAGGTTCAACATTAATTGCAGCAGAAAAACATAATATACAAGCATTTATTATGGAATTTGACCCTAAATTTTGTGATGTAATAGTAAAACGATGGGAAAACATTACAGGTAAGAAAGCAGAATTATTAACGTAACCAACTGAAAGTATAAACTTTCGGAGTTATAAAAGGAAAGTAAAATGGCACAAGGAGTTCTACACGAACCAACCGAAGAAAATAGATTGTTAGTTCAACAACTATCAGCAGTTGGCACTAGATTTGAAGATATAGCTATTGAGTTAGAAATTAGTGCAGATACATTAACTAAATACTATCGCAAAGAATTAGATAAAGGTCGTATTAAAGCTAATGCTAAAGTTGCACAAGGCTTATATAACCAAGCTATTAATGGTAATACTGCTGCAAGTATGTTTTGGCTAAAGACTAGAGCCGGTTGGGCAGAAACAAATAAACATGAAATAACAGGTGCAGATGGTTCACCTATCCCAGTAAGCGTTGGAATCGAGTTCGTTGATGCAAAGCCAAGAGACGAAGAAGTTTCCGAGTAAACTAAAATTCTTATTTGAACCACACCGATATAAGGTAGCTTATGGTGGTCGTGGTAGCGGTAAGTCATGGGGATTTGCTAGAGCATTAATTATACAAGCAGCACAAAAGCAATTACGTATATTATGTGCAAGGGAAATACAACGCTCTATTAAACAATCTGTTCATCAATTATTATCAGACCAAATCCAAGCTATGGGTTATGGTGCGTTTTATGAAATATTAGAGAATGAAATCAGAGGCAAGAATGGTAGTCAAATAACATTTACCGGTCTTGCTAACAATACGGTTGAGTCAATTAAATCATATGAAGGTGTGGATATATGTTGGTGTGAGGAATCACAAACTATATCTAAACGCTCATGGGATATATTAATACCAACCATACGTAAACCTAACAGTGAAATATGGGTATCATTTAACCCTGACTTAGATACAGACGATACATATCAACGCTTTGTAGTTAATCCACCAGAAGATAGCATTGTTGAAAAAGTAAATTACGCAGACAACCCTTGGTTTCCTGATGTGCTTGAACAAGAGCGGTTGCATTCAAAAGCTAATAACCCTGATTATGAAAACATATGGGAAGGTGAATGTAAGTCTGCTGTTGATGGTGCTATTTATGCAGATGAAATAAGAGACGCACAAGAACAAGGACGTGTAACTAATGTTCCTTATGACCCTATGTTAAAAGTTCACGTGGTAATGGACTTGGGTTGGAACGATAGTATGTCAATTATATTAGTGCAAAAAGGTTTAGCTGATTTAAGAATCATTGGTTATATAGAAGATGACCATAGAACATTAGATAGCTATTCTGCACAACTAAAAGACCTACAATATAATTGGGGTCATATGTATTTACCACATGATGGTCAATCTAAAGATTTTAAATACGGTATATCAGCAGAAGATATTATGAGAAAGCAAGGTTGGGATATTAGAATCGTTCCTAAACTTGACGTTGAATCTGGTATTAAAGTATCACGAATGAACTTCCATAAAGTTTATTTTGATAAATCTGCAAGCCGTTTAATTGAATGTTTAAAACATTATAGACGTAATATTAACAACACAACTAATGAGCCTACCGCTCCTGTTCATGATGAATATTCTCATGGTGCAGATGCTTTTAGGTATTTATGTGTATCAGCTGATAAACTGTCAAATGAATCATGGCATAATCAAGAGATACAATACTCTAACATGGGAATCGTTTAATGGAAAAACTTACAGAAGAACAAATACTCAGCAAGATAGATAATGAGGAAAATATTGCTTATGGCATTAATGACTCACAATTATCTTCTGAACGTGCTGAAGCTATTCAGTATTATTTGGGCGAGCCATTTGGCAACGAACAAGAAGGTCGTTCTCAAGTAGTATCATATGACGTTCAAGATACGATTGAATCAGCATTACCACAATTATTAAAGGTATTTGTATCCGGTGATGAAGTGGTTAAGTTTGAGCCAAAGAACCCAGAAGATGTAGCTGCCGCAGACCAAGAAACTGATTACGTTAACCATGTGGTTATGGAAAAGAATAACGGATTTGAAACATTCTATGTATGGTTTAAAGACGCATTACTTTCTAAAAACGGATATGTAAAAGCATATTACGAAGAAAATGAAGAATACGAGACTGAAGAATATAAAGGACTAACTGATGGTCAGTTAGATATGTTTGCTGCTGATGACAATATCGAAATAGAAGAACACGAAGAATATCCAGACCCATCTGTTGATATGGCTATATTACAACAGCAAGCAATGATGATGGGACAAGACCCAGCATTAGTTCCTATTCCTATGCTGCATGACGTTAAAATTAAAGTAAAAGAAATTACAGGTGAAATTAAAATTAAAAATGTTGCACCTGAAAACATGATGGTGTCTGTTGATTGTATTGGCACAGATTTAAATACAGCACGATTTGTTCAGCATCGTGAGTTAATGCACCCATCAGAGGTAGCAGAAATATTTGATGTTGATGAAAATGAAATTAATCAAATCATGGCAGAGATGGATGAGTTTGAAATTGAATCCAATGCACGTGATATATACTCAGAGCAATATGATAGAGCCGTAGATACATCAGAAGTTTTAGTTCGTGATACATACTTAAAAGTAGATGGTGAGCGTAAACGATTTGTTGTTTTAGGTAATCAGATTATATATAAGGAAGATTCATGTGAACACGTTCCATTCGCTTGTGTCTCTCCTATGTTAATGCCACACAGACACGTGGGTCGTTCTTATACTGATTTGACTAAAGACATACAAATGATTAAGTCTACATTGATTCGTGGTCAATTAGACAATATGTATTTAGCTAACAACGGTCGTTACGCCATCTCTGATAGAGTTAACTTAGATGATATGTTGACATCGAGACCCGGAGGAGTTGTTCGTGTTAATGGTGAACCATCAGCATCTATCCTACCATTACAGCACGCTCCATTCCCACCAACATCATTTACGATGGTGGAATATATGGACGACATGAAAGAAAAACGCACAGGCATTACTGCATATAATCAAGGTTTAGATAGCAATAGCTTAAATAAAACAGCAACAGGTGTGCAACAAATCATGTCTGCTGCTCAACAACGTTTAGAGTTAGTGGCTAGAACATTTGCAGAAACCGGTGTTAAAGACTTATTCTTATTAGTTCATAGATTAGTGAGACAAAACGTCACTAAACCTGACATTGTTAGAATTAGAAACCAATGGGTAAATATTGACCCAAGAGAATGGAAGAACCGCAAAGACTTATCTATTTCTGTAGGGCTTGGTGCTGGCAATAAAGACCAACAATTAATGCACTTAAATACTATATTACAAATGCAAAAAGAAGCATTAGCTGTCGGCTTAACAGACCCAGAAAAAATATATAACGCATTGGCTAAATTGACACAAAATGCTGGCTTTAAAAACCCAGATGAATTCTGGATTAATCCTGCGAATACTCCAGAACAAGAAGGCACACCTCCTGACCCAACAACTATGGCAATCCAAGGTCAGTTAGCTATTGAACAAGCCAAGGCTCAAGGTGATTTAGCAATAGCAAGAGAAAAAGCTGAAGCTAATTTAGAACAAGAGCAATTACGTTCACGTAATGATGTAATTATTGAGCGTGAGAAAATTGCAGCCCAAGCTGAGTTAGAAAGATTTAAAGCACAGCTAAAAGCAGAAACAGATTTAGCAATTGCTGAAATTAAAGCACAAACTGATATAATGAGATAATGAAAGATAAATCATTAGAAGAAATTAAACGTGGTGAACAAGCTGAAAAGATACTTAATAACGAAGTATATAAAGAAGCATTTGCCAGCGTAAAAGAGCATATTATTGACGCTATGCAAACCAGCCCATTAAGCGATGATGTAACCCATAATCGTTTAGTGATTGCCTTGCAGGTATTAAATCAAATTGAGAAATCAATGACTGATATAATGCAAACAGGCAAAATGGCTAAGATTCAGGTTAATCAAGTCGTCAAATAATTTTTAAAAAGGAAACATAATGAGTGACCAACCAAATATGGAGTCACCACAGAGTCGCTTAGAGGCGATGCTTGGTGATATTCAAGATACACCTGTTCAACAGGATATTGAAGAACCACAAGAAGTTGAGGTAGAAGAAGAGGAAGAAGAAGTTGTTGACGAATCTACTGACGTTGAAGAAGAAGTAGAAGAGGACTCTACCGATGATGAAGAACTAGAAGCTGATGAGGAAACAGAAGAAGAAGATTCCGATGAGGAACAAACTTCTGAAACTGTTAAATTAAAAGTTAATGGTGAAGAAATCGAGAAACCGCTTGACGAAGTCGTGGCATTAGCACAACAAGGACTTGACTACACTAAGAAAACACAAGAAGTAGCCGAACAACGCAAAGAACTTGAGACTCTTACTGAGCAATTAAAACAGCAAGAAGCTCAATTTGCAGAACAGGCTCAATTAAATAATTTGTTGATTGAAGATGTAGCGAAGATTACGAACCTAGACCAGCAATTAAGCCAATATAAAGACGTAGATTGGCAAAAATTGACTGATAGTGATTTCGTAGAGGCACAGAAATTGTTCATGCAGTATAACCAATTACAGCAAGAACGAGATAGTATAACTTCACAATTTGAAGCCAAGAGGCAACAAGCATTAGCAAAGCATCAGGAAGAGATTGCTAAACAAGTTCAAAAAGGTAAAGAACAGCTTTCTAAAGAAATACCTAATTGGAGTCCTGAGACCACCCAAGAAGTTATTTCATTTGGTAAAGATTTAGGCTTTACTGATAATGAATTGAATGCAATTATCGACCCAAGACACGTCAAAACTTTGTATTATGCTGGGCAATGGCTCAAATTACAAAATAAAAAACCAGTAATTAAAAAGAAAGTATCTAGTGCCAAACCGGTGGTGAAGCCGAGTTCTAAAGATACAAAATCTAAAGTTAATTCTAATGCTAAGAAATTACGTGACCAATTACGTAAATCAGGCAAAGGTGAATTAGCAAGTCAATTAATCGAACAAATGATTTAAGGAGTTTATTATGGCAGTATCAGCTACCAATAGCTATACTGGTGCAGGTATCGCAGAAGACTTTCAGGATATTATCTACGATATTTCACCAGAAGAAACACCATTGTTATCAATGGCTAAAAAATCAACAGCAGGTCAAACATATCACCAATGGCAAACAGACGTATTAGCAGCTGCGGCAGCTAACCGTCAGTTAGAAGGTGATGACGCTTCATACTCAACATTAGCAGCAACAACAGTATTAGGAAACTATTGCCAAATTTCACGTAAAACTGTGCAAATTTCTAACACATATGATGTTGTTAAAAAGTATGGTCGTAAATCAGAAGTTGCTTATCAGTTAATGAAAGCTGGTAAAGAACTTAAACGTGATATCGAATTTGCATTAGTGCGTAACCAAGCATCATCAGCAGGTGGTGCAGGTACAGCTCGTTCATCAGCAGGTATCGAGTCATGGATTTCTGGCAACAGCGTTAAAGCAACAGCAGCTTCAACAGCAACGACTCCGGGTTTTTCAGGCGGAACAGTTGCAGCACCTACAGACGGTACAGCAGGTACTTTCGTTGAAGCAGATTTAAAATCAGCTTTAGAATTAGCATGGTTAGATGGCGGTGAGCCAACAACTATCTTGATGTCTTCTGCTAACAAGAAATTGTTCTCAGCATTTGCTGGTATCGCAGAAAAACGTCATATGGTAAATGGCACATCAGAAGCTGTTATTACAGCAGCAGCTGACGTTTACGTTTCTGACTATGGTAACCACACAGTTAAATTAGATAGATTCATGCGTGATGAAGCAGTGTTATGCTTAGACCCACAATATGTTGGTGTAGCTAACTTACGTCCAATCACAAAAGAAGAACTAGCTAAAACTGGTGATTCAACTAAATACTTGATGACAGCAGAATATGCGTTAGTGGTTAATAACCCTGATGCTCATGCTAAAGTTCAAGGTGTTGGTGCTTAATCAACATTAGTGATAGAATAGAGGGGTAGCAATACCCCTTTATTTTTAATTATGGCAATATTTTTTGACAAAGACCCAATAACAGGAATTACACAATATTATGATTATGACCCATCGAAAGATGTGCATATGATTCATAGTGTGCAAGACCCAACAGCATTAGTTGAGCAGCTTAAAAAAGCTAGAAATAATCCTGATGCGTGGGCAAAAGGAATGAAAGAGTCTTGGGTGCATTACGCAAGTATCCCACCTATTATTGAAATGCAATTAAAACAAAAAGGCATTGAT